ACCGGCTTATGAAGGTACAAAGACTGAAGGCGAACAAATGCGTGAGTACGTAGAAAAAGTATCAGCACCAACAGGTGAAGATAACAAAGCTACATCACCAGTTGCAAGCAAAAATGACATGGGTGGCACAACTGCTAATATCGCAAAAGGCGGTACAGGTAGTGAAGCAGGCTCAGCAATGTCAGCTAAAGAAGATAATGCAGGGAACGTAAACGTACCAGGCGGAAAAGCTTCTAAGTCAATGTCAAACGCTAAAGCACCTGCTACAGGTGAAAAGGCCGCTAACACTAAAAGTGTTGTTGGCAAGTAATAAGGAACTCAGATGAATAAGATGTTTAATTTAACTGAAACACTATCATTCGACCAGGCAAAGATGGTCGTCGAGACTACTGAAAATGATGCAGGTGGAAAAGACTTGTATCTCAAGGGTATTTGCATTCAGGGAGGTGTTCGTAACGCCAACCAACGTGTTTATCCTGTAAGTGAGATTAGTAGAGCTGTCAACACGCTCAACGATCAAATCAAAGGTGGATATAGTGTACTAGGTGAAGTTGATCATCCTGAAGGCCTTAATATTAACCTTGACCGTGTAAGTCATATGATTACAGAAATGTGGATGGATGGCCCAAATGGTTATGGTAAGTTGAAAGTAATTCCAACTCCGATGGGACAGCTAGTTAAAACAATGCTTGAGAGCAACGTTAAACTAGGTGTTTCATCTAGGGGTTCAGGAAATGTGAAAGACGATGGAAGTGGCGAGGTCAGCGAATTTGAAATTATTACAGTTGACGCCGTTGCCCAACCAAGTGCTCCTGGAGCGTACCCAACTCCAATTTACGAACACTTAATGAATACTCGTGGTGGGTATAAGGCAATCAATATGGCTCAAGAATTACAGGGCGATGCAAAGGCACAGAAATACCTAAAGGAATCGTTGGTGAATATTATCAGCGGTCTCCGCTAACAAGGAGAAAAGAATGTTAGATGCACTGAAGACACTCTTTGAAAACAATGTTGTTTCAGAAGAAATCAGAGCAGAAATCGAAGGAGCTTGGGAGCAGAAGATTCAAGAGAATCGTATGCAAGCTACTGCTGAACTTCGCGAAGAGTTCGCTCAGAAATATGAGCATGACAAAGCATCAATGGTGGAAGCTATTGATACAATGTTAGAAGAAAAACTCGGCGAAGAGATTACTGAATTCGCAGATGACCGTCAAAAACTAGCTGAAGCAAGAGCAAAATATGCAGTAGCAATGCGTGAAAACGCAGGACTAATGCAAAAATTTGTGACGCAACAGTTGGGCAAAGAAATTGGCGAGCTACACGAAGATCAGAAAGCTATGGCAAGTAAATTTTCCAAACTTGAGAATTTTGTTATTGATGGATTATCAAAAGAAATTGCAGAGTTTTACGAAGATAAAAAAGATTTAGCTGAAACCAAGGTAAAACTTGTACGTGAAGCTAAAACACATCTAGCTAAAGTTAAAACTAAGTTTATCACAGACGCAACAAAGATTGTTGCAGAGACAGTTGAGAAAGGTCTTAACAAAGAAATGACTCAACTTAAAGAGGACATTGATACAGCACGTAAGAATGATTTTGGACGTAAGATTTTTGAATCTTTTGCATCAGAATATACTAACAGCTATCTTAATGAAAAATCTGAATCTGCAAAACTACTTAAAGTAGTTGGGTTGAAAGATAAACAATTAGCTGAAGCTAAAAAGATCGCAGGACAGGCAGTAAGTCTAGTTGAAAGCAAAAATGCTGAAATTAAACAAGCTACTAACAGCGCGGTACGTAAGGAAACTATGAATGAATTACTTTCACCTTTAAACGAAGGTCAAAGAGATATCATGGCGGACTTGCTGGAATCTGTACAAACCGATAGACTACAAAAGTCGTTCGATAAGTACATGCCTAGCGTAATTGCAGGAAGCACTCCAGCGAAGAAGACCAAGGCAACAACACTTACTGAAGGCACACAAATCACAGGCAATAAACAAACAAATGACATAGATGCAAGCCCATTAGCTACGGATAACGTAGTTGATATTAGACGCCTTGCAGGATTGAAATAAGGAGAATGAAATGTCAGAACTATTAGAAAGTCGCTGGCAGGATACAAAGACTGCACTTCTTGAAGGCCTAACAGGCAATAAGAAAGCCGTAATGGGCGTGACTCTTGAGAATACCAAAAGGTATTTAGCAGAGACAGCTACAGCGGGTGCATCTTCAGCAGGTAATGTTGCAACTCTTAACAGAGTTATCCTACCAGTAATCAGACGTGTTATGCCGACTGTTATTGCCAACGAATTAGTTGGTGTACAGCCTATGACAGGTCCCGTGGGTCAGATCCACACATTAAGAGTTCGTTATGCGGATACATTAGATGATGTAGTTGCAGGCGAAGAAGCACTATCACCGTTCAAAATTGGTGTTGGCTACAGTGGCGGCGGTTCTACCGACAAAGCAGATGCAACAGCAACACTTGAAGGTGCGGCAGGCAAGCGTTTGTCAATTCAAATCTTGAAGCAGACAGTGGAAGCGAAGACACGTAAGTTAAGTGCTCGTTGGACATTTGAAGCGGCTCAAGATGCACAAGCACAGCAAGGCATCGACATCGAAGCTGAAATCATGGCGGCATTAGCACAAGAAATTACTGCTGAAATCGACCAAGAAATCTTAGCTTCTTTACGTAGTTTAGCTGGCTCTGCAGAATCAGACGTGCAATTCGACCAAGCTGGCGTAAGTGGCACTGCTACTTTTGTTGGTGATGAGCATGCGGCATTAGCTGTTATGATCAACAGAGTTGCTAACAAGATTGCGGCACGTACACGTCGCGGTGCAGGTAACTATGCAGTGGTTTCACCATTTGCATTAACTATCCTACAGTCTGCAACAACAAGTGCATTTGCACGTACAACTGAAGGTACTTTTGAAGCTCCAACTAACACTAAAATGGTTGGTACTTTAAACGGTGCAATGAAAGTATACGTTGACGCATATGCTTCAGACGCAACTGACGTACTAGTTGGATTTAAAGGATCAAGCGAATCAGACGCACCAGCGTTCTACGCTCCTTATATTCCACTAATGTCAAGTGGTGTTGTATTGGATCCAGGCACATTTGAGCCTGTTGTATCGTTCATGACACGTTACGGCTACGTTGAATTATCAAACGTTGCTAGTTCACTTGGTAACGCGGCTGACTACCTTGGAAGAGTAAGTATTTCCAACGTAACATTCAGCTAAGTTGTTTCTTAGTAGATAGAAATTAAAATAGGCCCTTTAGGGGGCCTATTTTTTTGACTTGAGTTCCACTTTGATAAATACATTGTCATAGAGAGAACCTCAATGATGAGGACTTATGCTGTACCCACAGCGTAGACCTAGAACGTCTTACATAAGGAGAAAACAAATGGGAAGACCAATTAATAAAAAGCACATCGGTGATGGAGCAGGTAAAATTCAAGTAACAGCAGTTAAATTTGCGGCTGGCGGGGAAATTACTACTGAGTCACATATTGTGTCACAAAGATCAACAAACAAATTTATTGTAACTGATGGAACTAAAACAGAAACTTGTACACTTGTTAACAAGTCAATTGCGGCATTAGGCGCAAGTGAATTCTGCATTAACGTAACTGACAGTGACGGTGTTACTAAGCAAGTTACTAAACTAATGAACAGAAAAATGCAACTTGAAGGTGCATCTAATCACAAGTGGGCAAGAACAGCTACAGGTACTTCGGCCGCAGTTGAAAAAGTTATTTCAGGTGCTACAGCGGCAAATCCATGTGTTATCACAGCAACTGGACACGGCTTTAGCAACGGAGATAAAGTATCTATCCGTGGCGTAGTTGGAATGGTTGAGCTTAACCTTGAAACTGCATACACAGTAGCTGGTAAAACAACTAATGGGTTTCAATTATCAGGTGTTAATAGTACTGGCTTTACTGGTTATACATCAGGTGGTGTAGCAACTAAAGCGGCTACTGAAACTGGTGGTGTTGTAGTTGACGCACAAGCATCTTAATTTAAGATAAGAATGTTGTGGGGGCAAGTTCCCCACAACAGTTTAAGGAAATTATAAATGTCAAAGATTTTAAATGTTAATACAGGAAACTATGTAGCTAGAGTAGCAAGCGGTAATACAATTACACTTGACACTGGAGCACAAGCTGGCACGGTTGTTATAACCGGCGATCTACAGATAAACGGAGAAACTACTACAGTTAGCTCCCAACAGTTAGATCTAGTTGATAATATTATTACATTAAATAAAAATGAATCCGGCGCAGGCGTTACCTTAAATCAAGCAGGAATTCAAATTGATAGAGGAAGTCTTACAGATGCATTACTTGTATTTGATGAAGATATTTCTTTTAACGATCCTATTACGCAGACTGTTAAATCAGGTACGTTTGTTTTAAAAACAGCAGACAATGCTATTATTGGATTACGTACAAACGCCATTACAACAGCAGGCGGCGACTTATTTTTAATTAACTCAGGCACGGGTGTAATTAGCGTAAGTGGTACAGCTGACTATGAAAATCAAGTAACAGACGACGATGACATTCCAAATAAAAAGTATGTAGACGACACAGTTACAACTGGTATTCAAACAATTACTATTCAAAGTATTCAACGTGGAGATTCTGCACTTAACTTGTATGATTCGGGATTAGATGCGGGCGTTAGTGCGTTTAGAGTGTCAATTGACGGAACTGAAGTTGCGTTATTTAAAAGCGGAAGCACTGAAATAGAAGACATTGTATTTGAAAATAACACAATATCCACAGTAACTAGTGCAACAGACTTAACACTGAGTAGTTCGGGAACTTCATTTGTTGTTATCGATGGTGTTTTAAAAATGCCAATCCAGAGTGACGCTACATCGTTTACTCCAGGAGATAATATAGTAGTATACGGAAAAGATCCAGGCTTTGGTAACTCCGGAGTATATTATACAAATAAGAACAACTACGAAGACGAGTTAATAAGTACTAACAGATCACTAATGTTTAGTATGTTATTTTAAGGAAAGAGAAATATGGCTATTATAAACGGACAAATATCGATTGCAGACAAAACACTACTAACGGTGCCTGCATCCAAGCGATATGCAATTACAACTATTTTAGTATGTAATACGCAACCAGAAGACACAGGCGGAACTAACGATACGCAATTAGATTTGCACGTAGTACCATCTGGACAAACAAAAGGTAATTCAGATCCAAACGCAAACCAAATTTTAAACAATCTTAAAATTGCAGGCGGTGACACTTTTACCTTTGACACAGAAAAACTTGTACTAGAAGCAGGCGACAAAATTATAACAGCAAGCCAAGCACCTGCAAACTTAGTTGCAACAATTAGTTATTTGGAAGTATAAATGAGATTTATTAAAGCACAAACTACATCGAGGGGAATTAACTCCGACACTAAGGGTATTAACGTTGATACACTTGGATTAGTTAGTGTTAATACAAACAAGGCTGTTATTGTTCCTAAAGGAACACAGAATCAAAGACCTGCTACAGGTGTTGAGGGCATGCTACGTTATAACTCCGATACTAGTGACTTTGAAGTTTATCAAAATAGTGCATGGAAACCAATTAGATTTAGAGAACCAACTGTTATTGTACAACAGAATTTAGGTAACGGCGACGGATCTGAAACTAAGTTTGGCCCACTTAACTCTGGTGATTCGTATTATCCTGTGCCTATTTCACAAAACAATATATTAGTTACAATCGAAAACGTATTTCAACTAGCAACTACTAACTATGTGTTAGAACAAAATCCTACAGGTTATGCTACTGGTTGGTACATTGTGTTTGGTTCAGCAGTTCCTACAGGAAAACCAGTACAAGTACTACATAACTTCGACAAGTAATTCCTATAAATAGTATTAATATTAGAGAGGGATTCACATGGCACAAGTCGCCCGCATTGGTGGACAGTTATTACAAGACAATTTACAAAGAGAACTTGCAGACCTTGCGTTTGACACAGACCTCTTAGTTGTAAAAAGAGATAACACTCTTGGTATTAACACAACTACTACTCCTAGAAATTTAACAATCGCAGGTACGTTACGTACAGCATCAGGTAATAGTGATCCTGATATTGTCTTTGGCAATAGTTTTAAAGTTGGTGATATTACACTAGCAACTACTGGTATAAGTCAAGCAAGTGGCGATGTAACTATAAAATCTACACACGCTGAAGGGTATATTACTACTACCGGAATTGGCAGTAATAATTTTGCAATTAAAGGCGACGGCATTATAGCATTGCAAACTAACGGCGGCATTGGTCTGCGATCAGAAGTGCTCGACGGACAAACTGTAGCCTGGGAATTAAACAGCAACTACGGTAATTATTGGAACCCTGGCCCAATAAATAGCGCAAGTAGTACTCCTAATGACATGAATAGGTTGTATGATTACGCACTAACATTATCGCAATCAGGTAACTGGACCGCAGAAGAGCTTGCGGCATTAGACTTTGACGGCGATGGTGATATACAAGCAGATGATGTTCTTAAACTAGGAACAATGAATACAGCATTTGTTGGTGGAGTTGCATATCCTGCATCCTCAACATTAGCAGACCATGCTAACACTAGTGCATTTAAAGCATATATTGAAAAATATTATCCTACATCAGCTCCTAGGCGACTTCAATTAGAAACTGGCGATACACTAACAGTAACAGGTAATGTACATGCTACTGGAAATATTACATACAGTGGCGGATCGATTACTATTGGTGACGATAGTACTGACACTGCAAGTTTCTTAGCAGAATTTAAAAATGATTTAATACCAGATGATAGCGATAGATTTCACATTGGTAAAGACGATGATAGTACTGGGCCTAACAAGCGATTTAAAATTGCTGTCACGGAGTTGATTGCAGACAGCATACAAGCAAATGGGCTAGTTTATCAAGGTATTGAATTAACAAAAAACGTTGGTATTATATATGTTAGTAGTAATAACGGTGCTGACACTAACACAGGAACAAACCCAGGTGGACCATTTGCATCGATTGCTAAAGCATTAACACTAGCAGGCGATGGTGATTTAATTTACATTTATCCGGGACAGTATCAAGAAGCATTTCCGTTAACAGTTG